CCCTTATACCCCTTCCCCAACTCGGGTAAAGTTAGGTTAGCTGAGCGCTTAGCTTAGCGCTTAGCGCAGAGCGCTTCAACCAGCCTTGGACATACCCTCAGGGGGGTGAACTGTGGTGGGAAATAAACCCGCCATGTCATTACCAATTCCCAACCTAACGGTATAGTCCCGAATGGTGTCCTTCACCCTGCTTTTCTCCCGTTGTCGTCTGGTCGGTAACCGTGCCTGAAACAGTCGGTAACGTGGGCTGTTGTACGTCCCACTTCACCGGCCTTTCACGCAACGAAATAGCCGCCACAATCACCCCATAAATCATCCCCAGGAATGGCTGAACCATCGTGGGCGCAAAACCACTGAGTGCCGCGTACATACAGGTTGCGGTGAAGCACCCAATCACACGCGTCTTGCGGTCATACGTTTCTGGGAAAGACGTTGGTGCTACTGACAGCAGCTGCTGCCGTGCGACGATCTGCCCAGCGAGCCTCCGTATCTGCCGGTCCGTACACCACCACGTACGTCTTCGGAGCCACTTGGCCCAGCTGTCACACTTGACCTCTACGTCCGAGAACCGTTCCTGCTCGACGATGACCTGGTACCCCACGTCCGCCAGCACGCGCACAGCTTCTAGTCGACGAACCTGGCGACGTATCGTAGCACCGGCTCGGTCTTCGTCATCGAATTCATACGCTGCTTGCGTGCGTGCCCGGATTTCGAGGTCCAGGTCGGTGACAGCCAGGTTGTAGTACTCGCGAATAAACTCAACATCGACCCAAAACCCAACATTGCCTGTCCGGCGCGTCATGACCGTGGAGGTCGGTACAGATACAAGATTCATTTGTTATCCTTTCTAGTTTTAACTTCTCTTGCTAGCAGAGCTTTTTGTAGACACTCTAGCCTCGTATCACCTTGGAAACGTCTAGGTAGATACTGCGTCCAGTCGTCACAAATCTCAATAGCCTCTGGACCGTCCGGGTTCGGACACATGACAGTGACACACGCGCCTTCTGGTTTGCAAAGCTCAGCGATAGCCTGTGCGATTTCAATATCTTCTATTGTACGGTTGATGCACAGTCGGCACCCGTCAAGACGCACCGAGGCACCGCCGTGTTCACATATTGACCGCATACCGAAGACTTTCCTTACATGTGAATAGTTCTCAACCCGACGCCTGTTTTTCGAAACTCGTCGTTAGCTTTTGCGGTATGGTACCATAGCTGACAGTCAACACAGCCCCAACGGTGCCGCGCCGGCACTTGCAGCGACGTGTGCTCCAGGCGTTCTCGCAGCCAAGTGTTCTCGGCCCTTAACCGTATCAACTCAAGCCGCTCGTTATCGTCCATCACTTTCCCTTGCAATTACGGCAACCAACCGGCCAACCCTGTACGACCACACCGGCTTCACCTGCCCGGACGACTAATCGCAACTCCCATCACGGCCCTTTTGCAACCGCGCCCGCGTCCCCTTACCCTATCGGCCCACCAACCCCTAGTACGCTGTACGCATATGCGGTTTGCAGAGCGTCCACGTCCGGTCCCCACGCTTGCCCAAATCGCGTATTCAGCAGACGGTTGACAGCGTCCGCTAACGTGTTGTACTCTTCTGTCACGTACTCTGCTGCTATCACCAACCGGTCCTTGTCCACGATATCGTGTACAACCATCTCACGCGCGGCTCGTCGGGCAGCTACATGGGTCACCAAATTCTTTGCGCCCTTTCGACCTGCACCCTTGGCCCATCTCTGGAAGATGAACGTTGTCAGGTTGGGTTGCTGCCGGAGCATGTCACGCACAAACTCGGACTGACACCGGAAGCACAGTGGTACCGTTCCCACCGGCGGTGGCATGTTGACCTGCTCGTCGTCGCTCTCTTTGCACCGTCGGTTGCACCGATAACACAAACGGTACCTGTCAGCTACTGCACTCCGTTGCGCCACAATTTGGACTCCTGAATAAGACGACTAAGCGGTGGGGTTATCTTGGCCAGCGTTGCAGGTCCACGTCCGCGCGGATCTCGTTTCACCCGGCTGTAATAATGCAGTGCTTCATCAATCGTGAGACTTTTAATCTTCAAAACCTTCAACACGGACAGGTCGTCTATACGGCGACGCAGCGTACTCAACGGGATACCGGTCTCGGCCTCGAGCTCTCGCGAGGTGGCCTCACCCTCCATTGCATACGCAGCACGCACGATATCAACATGAAACGGGTTGGCTGTATCCAAGGCCACGCGCTCAAGCAGCTGATACGTTTCCGTGGACACAACCTCCTCACCTTTCACGATAGCGATAGAGTACGCTAGCTTGGCCAACTGCTTCGCTACGCGTGTCCCGTGCTCAGGCTCCGGCTTGTACGTGATCTCGTCCGTTCCCCGATTTCGCTGCACGGTTGCTCGTAGGATACCGACAAGCTGGGACAGCGGGACGATCCGGTCCTCTACCCAGGTCGGCATACGCGGCAACTCGCCCACGTTGAACGCCAAGAACCGTTGCACGACGTCTTGCGTGTCCTGCTCCATCTCATTTTCGTGTGAAGTGAGACGGATAGCGGCACGTATGCGGTCTGCGATAACTTTCGGCGGCACTTTGATCCGGTATCGCAGAAACCGTTCACCGAGAGACGCCGTACTGTACGCATCTAACGCGTGCGTGACACCCGCGAGAATCGTGAACCGCAAGCCCACGTACTCACGGTGTACAGCGTTACCGTAGTTGCGTGACACGTGCCCGTCAAACGCACCGCGCAACACCGCCATGGTCTCTTGCACAGCCAGGTCGTGTTGCGCCAGAATCTCAGTTGCATCTTTTAGCACTAGCGTCCGACCGTTCATCTCAGCAAGCAAACTGGGGTCGCTACCTCCAGAATTGAATCCACTGACCAGGCTTTTCGGATGCAGCGTTGAACGGAATACTACGCGGTCCGACTTCTGGGTGGAAGTGAGTAGGGCTGTCTTGCCGCTTGCTGCCGCACCGCCCAACCACAGCCACGTCGGCGGTCCTGGTAGCTGCTGGCTGACACACACGGCTAGGGTGAGTATCAACCCGTTGTGCATTTCCGGGTCCCACTGCAGGTACTTGCGAAATGTTGCAACTACGCGGCTGAAGGACGGTCGATCTTTAGGCGGCAGTACCGTGAAGTCTGGAACTTCGAGCATTCCTGTAGCACTGACGACCTGGGTTGATACTGGCAGGTTGCGGGGTTCGTCGTGTAACAGGCCGGTCAAAGTATTCCAGGCCTTGCGGCTATTCGATTCGTCGAAGGCAGCACGGCAGTGGTCACGCACGTCCCAACCTTCTGGGCGAGACTGTGGCCAGTGTACAAACTTCAACTCCTTAGCCATTGAGTGCAACGACTTGTAGACGCGCAAGGCACCACGGTCCCCGGCCTCGTCGTTGTCGTACAGCACCCATACTCGACGCTTGGCTAATAGCTGGGCCCACTTTGTTTTGAACGTGCCAGCGCCAGGAACAGCCAACACGCACACGTCGTTCAACTTACCCGCGCGCCGCGCAAGCTCGTAGAAGAACATAGCGTCCCACTCGCCCTCACACAAACAGACAGTCCTCTTGCTGCGCACACTGAACTTTTGCAGACCGAACAGGCCAAGTTTGCAGCCCTTGGTTGACAGGGGACTGCCACCTGGAGACCAGCATCGAATATCGTCGCAGTACCCGCGCTCGTTGTACACCGGGATCAGCCACTTGCTGCCCTCGTACGCAACACCCCACCTCTTAAACAACCGAATTGTGCCACCCCGATCGCGAACCAAGCGACGGTAATCAGCGCCCGTTGTACCTTCGTGTAGGTGTTCAACGTACTTCTGGAGAAAAGTCTTAGTGTTGCCACCCTCGCCACACTTCTTGCAGTCCCACTGGCCGGTCAGGCCGTGGACGTAGCAGTGCTTGGTGTCACCGCACAGTACGCAGTTTCCGTAGTACTGGTCGTCCACCTGTCCCAGTGGTACGTAACCGTGATATTCAAACGGATCTAGAACTGTCACAGGTTTTACCTTGTTGTCAGTACCGACACCACAGCGTTCCAGAAAGCTTCGTACGTCATACGTTTACCGTCTTCAGGCTTCGGCCCCCACCGCACTTCAACTATGTCCGTGAAAGTCATCCGGTGGCCGTAGGTTTTCGGTACGATCCGAATCTGTAGGGGTTTTGTTCCGTCAGGCATCGATACTGCCAGGCACCCGGCCTTAGTACCGTGTACGTCCAGTTCGTTCACAACCCACCTCCCTCGTACGGTCTCTTCTCATTCCACGACTTCTCGACTACTGCCATCTTGCACGGTAGCCGCAATCGAAATGCCTTCTCAGGGTCGCCTTCGCAGATCTCTCGAATTTCGCACACGTCGTCGTGCGTCAGGGAACCCTTTCGCGCCTCAATCATCAGCTCATCGTGCACTGACATCAGCAGGTGGCAGTCCTTCAGCTTCTTGAAAAACTTGTGCAGACGAACCATGACGCGCTTCAGTTTCCCAGCCGCGCTGCCCTGGATAGTATAGTTGATGCCTTGGTACGCCATATCGATATTGACGCTGATCCGATCCCCGTACGCGTCCAGAATGTATCCGTGCTCACGAACGAATTCGATGATCTCGTTGCCGTACTCAATAATGCGCGGGAACTCCTCATCGAACATACGCAGGAACCCGCGTGACTCGTCGTCTGTCATGCCAGACCAGATGGCCAGCGCCTTGTACCCTCCACCGAACAGCTTGGTGAACACGGTCAGCTTCGTTCGGTTGCGTGCTTTTTTCAAACGAATGGCAGCTTCAGCTTCTACCATGTCGTACTTATGCAGCCGAAGCCACTCTGCACCGATACGAATCTGCGCATTCTCGTCCCTGCGCATTTTTGGAATCTGCGCGGCTTTGACCTCTAGAGTCTTCCACGCTTTCAGTACGTGTTCGCTCGGGTCACCCATACCGTCCAAGCACAAGGCACCTGCAATATGTTTGTACCCTCGAAGATTTCCCTTGCCGCCGAATATCTTATTGGTCGTCGCAGTATGGATGTCCCGACCTTCCTTGATAGCTGCAATCATATTCGGTTCGTCTGCAATGTCGGCGAATATGATTACCTCCATTTGTTCGTAGTCGGGCAACAGCATTCGATACCCGTCACGCGGACCAATCGGTCCTCTTGCGTCCACGATCTCGAAACTTCGACCTGTCGATCGGCTGTTGATACCCATCAGGTTGGGTTCTTTACACGCCAACCGCCGGGTCTTCGGTCCTACCTGTACGATGTCCGGATGCAAACACCAGTTGCCCGGTACAACGTGGTCACGTACCTTCAGATTGTCGAACTTCTGAAAGCACCGAGTACCCGTCATCTCGTAAGCACGATACTTCAGCAGATGTTCGATAGCGGTATTCGGCAAATACTTGATCAGGTACTTGCCTTGTGCAGACGGCAAGCCGCTGGCGGTTGTAACTTCCGGCACGATACCGAGAGCCTGAATAAGCTTCGCTACGTGTAGACTGCTGCGCGGGTTAAACTGTTTCCACCGCTGCCGTCTGACCTGACGGTTTACAGGCCTGAACCGTTTGGTGCCGGGCACCCGTTTTCTGGAGGTGACCGTGACCGTCTCCCACTGATGGCGTTTCCCGATCGCCACTAGTTCGATGCGGTGAATCTCCGCACGCTCGCGGCACATCTCCAGTAGCCGGTTGTTGTCTTTGGTTCGTATCCGCAGGCCTCGAGTTTCCATATCGTATACGACAGGCAACAACCGGCGCTCAACTTCGTACGCCTGCTTCGCACCCACCATGTCAGGGTCTTCCATTGCTGCCTGGAAGAACGCGTACATGTACAGCCCACGGTACACGTCGCCTATTGCGTATTTCTTACAGATGTCAGCCCAGTGTGGTTGGGCCCACGGTACTTTCAAACGACATGCGGCGCCAGGCAGCCAATAGTCACCCTTGCCGTCTTTACCGATACGCCACTTACCGTGAGGGTGTCCGCGCTTACGCGCGATCGAGACCTTGCGTCGGGCCGCATTTACAGCGTCACGCAACTCTTTCTCGTCGTCCGCTGGGATATCCACGTACTTGGCTGCTAACGGTTTTAGCGCATGTGTCGTAGCCACGCTATTGATCGCGTGACTCATATGCAACGTATCGTGAATCATGCACCGGGGTCGAATGCCCCACGCCGCGTCAATCTGTCGCAGGTCGAACTTGGCGTGATGAATAGTACAGCTACGTTTCGTGTCACTGAACAATTCGCTCAGCCACGAGATAACCCGCTGCGCAACAGGTGTTTTGTAGTTCACCTGCCGTGTCAGCGGATCAACCTCAAACTCGAAGTAGAACGCCTGCCCGCTCTCTCCCAGAATTTGGGCGGTGAAGGGTCTCGCGCCTTTCCAGGTGCTCAAGCCGGTGGCCTCTGTGTCAAAGGCAAACAGCCGGTCCTTGAACTTCGACAGCGGTACTAACCTGTTCGTGACAACTTGCATTCCAGTATCCTGTACAGCATCACCATGTCTGCTGGTGTCCCAAACCCGCGAGCGACGGCACGGTCTACAATCTCGTGCACGTACTCGGCCTTCTCGGGTCGCTCCACCCATACTCGGGAAGCGACCAGACGGACCGTGAGCAGCGCTACTCGTTTGGTACTGCGGGACTGCCGCATTGGGCGATAACGGGTAACGATACTCCGGTGACCGGGTTGCGCTGCCAGATTTTCTCGTGCACCGCCACCTTCTCTCTGTAATACGCGCGCTCTGCGTCGTCTTTCGCTACCCATGTCGGTCCCTCCGTTCCAGTTTGTCCGTACTGCTTGAACATGTACAACGAGCACGGCGGTGACGTGTCGTGTCCTTTGATGCGGTGTTCGTTCTCAGCCTTCACAGGACACTCGCAGAATACGCCACCCTTCACACACGGCGGGTCCGCCATCTCACCGAATATCGGATCCACCTCACGCAGCGCGGCAATGATCCCCTGGATGAGAGGTTGCCAGATACCGAGTTGTACGACCCAGCAAGTGCGCTTGTTCAAGACGTGCTGCAAAGCTGCCAGGTTTGTCGTCCAGGCCATGCGGTGTTGCATAGCGATCGGCAGCACCATACGGCTGTCGTCGCGATGCACACCAAGTTTTTCCAGGTCGCGGTAGGTCTCCTGACACATCCGCATGAAACCGTCCCACATCGCTTTCGCTTCGGGGTTCTTCGCTACCGATTCTGGGGTGAAGTACCGTCCCTCGTCAGCGAACTTGCTCATGTCCAGGATGCGGGACGTTTGAGACCACCACGAGCACCGACCCTCCATGCCGTGCACGATGTCCGCGCCCAGACGCGTACCGAAGTAGTGGCCAATACGGTGGCGTACAAGCTGTTCGCGCAGTACGATCGGAATGTTCTCGATCAGGAGTACGAAGTGCACCGTCTCGGACACCGACAGCTGGAGATGGATCAGGTCGCGTACCGTGGCACGAACTTGCTTGTTCAGTTCGGGGTCGTACAGACATTGGTACGCGAGGTCCTTGGCGGTCGGTATTTCACCGCCTTCTGTACGCGCTTGTAGATGCTCCAGGTACAGTGTCTCGACCGGCCGCGCCGTGTTACTAATAAGCTTGACTTTGATTTCCATTGAGCGTTTTCACTTTCTGCGCTGCACGCGCGGTTGAACCTACGACGTAGACCGGCACTGAGAACAGACCAGTCCGTGCGGTGTCTGTTTCATGGGCACGTCGGGATGTTTTGGACACGCAGTTTCGTCCTCGTACCCACTCAGCGGAGCACCCACGGCTTCTGCAACTGCGACCTCTGCTGCTGCAAAGTCAATTTCTCCGTACGCTACAGCTACACCCGCCATGGCAAAGTACGCTGCGCCGTCCCGCCAGTGATCCGGGTTCTGCGGGCTGTCGAGCGCTCGGTTCATCTTGAGCGCTGCCAGCATCAGCAGCACTCTTTCTGGAGGGACAGGTTTGCCGTACGGCACGTCGTCCAGAATGGCTGTCCATACGACACCAAGCCGCGCGGCAGCCTGTACGTAGTCAGCGTGATACGTGTCTCTTTGCTCGACCAGGCCTGCGGCGTCTAACAGGGTTCTCATTGCCTGTAAGCCTCGCTTGGACGTTTGCCGTTTGCTTGAGGACGTCGTTGAATTTTTCTCTGAGGACTGAAGTACTGGGGTGGCCACGGAATTCCCTTTCAAATTTTGCTACGATACTGTTGTACGAATCTTGCACGCCGTCTACATGTCGTGCTAGTGACGCGTTCCCGTTGTCAACCTCCTGGAGTACGTACGACAGCATAGCCCAGTGGTCCGATATCGCAACCACCAACCCCGACACGTCGTCTGTCTTAGCGTTTTTCCAGCGGTCTAACAGCCACGCGTGCATAGCCAGCGGTACCATGTCAGTGACCACTTGCGACGCGGCAGCGTGACAGGTACGGTGAATCATCTCAGTCAGTTTCGGGTCTGAGTACTTAAACGGTCTCGGTATGTCGCCCGTTCGACACTCTTCGATATCGTGCACAATCGCACGTTGTATAGCGTCCAGCTGCTCGTCCCGTGTCATGCCACAGTACCGAGACAACACCATGGCGTACATAGCAGTAAAGTATGAGTGCTCTGCAACCGACTCGCGGTGTACGAAATGGCTCGTAGTGTGACGCCACACGTACCGCAACCGTGACACGAACCCGAGCAGCAGGTTTTCTAGTTTCACCGCATCTCTCCCGTCCACATGGCTGGCACCGGTCCGCCGTTCAACCACTCACCGATCTCTCCCAGAGACAGGGCCACGCCGTTGAGCGTACGCGCTAGCATGATGTTCAACCGCATCTTGCCTGTCAGCAGGCCTATGCGCGGTATATTGACAGCCTGTGCGAACCCGGCCTCCCAGACCGTGCCCGTGTCAGGAATGTGTACAGGCTGCATACGACCCAGTGGCACTTCTGGGGACGGTGACTGCACTATTGCCAGCTGAAGCTCTGCTGGCAGCAGATAGTCCAACTGCACCAGCATGACGTGACAGCTGCGCAGTTCGTGCAGGTCGTTGTTCAAGGCCTCGTCAGCCTGCTCCACGTTCTCGATCTTGAACCCGCGATTGACGCTTTCTTCGCGCGGCGAGTAGTAGCTAATCCCTCTGACATTGAACATCGCCTCCAGCGTTTCAAATCGCTCTCGCTGCGCCGGATTGAAGAACGGTCCTGCCAGGTACACGCGTGGATTTCGAATCACCCGTTCCGACCTGCTTTTTTCGTCGCGTATACGTACCCACAGACACCTACTGTAATCGAATCCTAGTTTCACTGCAAACCTCCGTGTTTTGGTTTTTGAAAAGACCGGGCGGAGCGCCCTTGCGAGCGCTCGCGCCCGCGCCCGGTACACCCTACAAGTCCTACGACTCAACCTCTTCGATATCACCGAACGGAATGACGTGCAACTCCTTGCCGACCTTGACGGTGACCGTCTCTTTCTTGGCGTTCACCTTCGTGATCGTGCCCTTCAAGGCCTTCTTGCCTTTCTTGAAGGTGATCTCGTCGTCGACGGCAGGCTGGTAGTCCTGCGCTTCCTCAGCGTCATCCTTCTCATCGGCGTCATCCGCGTCCTCGTCATCACCCGACTCTTCGTCGCCCTCTGCCTTGGTGAGATCTTTACACGGCAGGTCCAGCATACCGCCATTGTCGGCCTTGATCGTGGCAATACCGTCCTTCACCTTGGTGACCTTACCCGTATGGGTCGTGGTCTTTTTGTCGCCCTTCAACTTGGCATCGAATGTGACGTCGTCGCCCTTCGAGAACTCCGGCTCTTCAGCCTCCTCTTCCTCGTCGTCCTCTTTCTCGTCGGTGTCGTCGCGGTCGTCATCGTCCTCTTTCTCGTCAGCGTCGCTATCACCGTCCTCGTCGTCGTCCTTGTCGCTGTCGTCCTCGTCGGAATCTTCTTCAGCGTCCTCGCCCGCGAACACCTTCATGAGATCCACCCTGGTGAAGTCGCCGTCCTCGCGTACCTTGATACGCGCACCCGGTTTGCTCTTCAACAGTTCGGCGATCGCGTCGGGAAGATCTGCCGCGTCGATCTCGTCGACCTCCACGCCCAGAGCACGCAGGTACCCCTGGGTGTATGGAATACCCTCTTCTCGCTCCAAGGTGTCGAACCGGAAGCACTTCTCACCCTTCGACTCGCCGCGCGTGACTGTCCACTCCGAGACCAGGTCGAGTAGCTTTTTCTTGTTCGGCTTGATCTTCAGGCCCGTGAGACGGCACATATACACGCCTTCACCCAGGCGCGGTCCGCCCACCTTCTGCTTCTTGGAAGCTTCCCAGGTCTTCCCCATTGTCTTCAGTTTCTTGGCCACGTTGGGGTTCGTGGCTACAGCAGTCTTCACAGCCATTGTACTACGCTCCTTCAAAAAGTGCGCCCGCACCGGCGCTACACCGCGCCGTATTCGTTGTTAAATGCCGCCAGCAGATTGCGGAAAGCCTGCTGTGGATTTCTTCCTGCTAATACCGACCTCAAAGGTTTGCCGTCCTTGCCGATGAAGTGCGGGTTGTCGCTCTGATGCAACCGATGACCGCACACCACACGGGTTCCACCGCGTAAGACCAGTACACGGCGATTCTTATCGTCGTAGTCGTACGCGACAGTGCAGTCAACTTTTCCGTTGATCAGGTCCTCGCCCTGGGCTGACATTCTGGGGACGAGTCGGGTGATTTCTCCACCGTCACGGGTTTCAACGTCTTTCCACTGAGAGTGTGCGATAAACCAAACACCGCAGGGCAACCGCAACAACCGGTCTACAACGTCCCTAAACTCTTGCCTTGCCGCGTCCCATCCCTTGCCGTAGTCCAGTTCACCTGGATGGTCAATCGCGAGTTTTTCGCACACGTACATCTGACTGGTACGACAGAACATGTCGGCGTTGTCCACCACTACGCGCTGATACGGAAACGACCCCGACTCGGCAGCAGCTTCAAGCTTTCGTACTGCTTTCAGTGCGGTGACGTAATCCGTACACACGATCTCCATTCGACGGTAGGCGCGCTGGGGCGCGTCGAACTGCAGAAATAAGACGTTGTTCTTCCCGTCCGCCGTCTGCATAGCGAGACTGGTCTTGCCGATTTTCGGCAGGCCGTGGATCAGGAAGCTGAAGTCGTCGAATCGAGAGGTGGGTTCTTCGAACTTCGTCGGTAGCTTGACACCCTTGACCTTCGGCGACGGTTCTATCGGCCGTACAACCGGTTTTGCCTTCTTTTCTTTGCTTTGTGACCGGGTCACCGTTGCCATTTTCAGGCTCCTAACCTAGGAACTGTTGATAGTCTGTCACGTTCGTACGCTTGTAGTGGCCGACCGTATTACCGCGTACGATGATCGCGTACATTGCACACCGGCCGTACTTGCTAACCAGAGCATTCGGATTCAGGTAGTGCGGACCAGTACCGTCCCACCATCGCCGTACGTCCTCCATCAAAGGCGCCAATTGCTTCTCGCCCCACTCTCGTATTTCATTCTGGGTAACGTCCATACCGTACCGAGTGAAATAGTGGTCCCACCGCTTCGGGTCCGACACGTCGACTGCAATACGCTCTGACAGCGACTTCAAGCTCTCACCTTTCCGGTCGCGTATGCCAGGTCTACGTACTACGTCCAGAACCGTGCCACACAGCTTGGTACCTTCTTGCTGCGCTGCCCACAGGTAGAGCATTTGCTGCAAGTCGAACGGCAGAGTCTCTGTGATCACGTCGTCATCGATCATGGAACGAAACTTGCTGTCTTGTAACCACAACCGTTTCTTCGCATCTTCGAACACGCCGTCCCGAGTACCAAACACAACTGTCTCAGTACCGTCCGAGAATCGGTACGGTATCTTGAACTTCTGCTCCGTACCAACCCACAGCACCGGCTTTGGCGTTTTCGTCGGGCGCGGGTACTGCTTCTTTGGCCAGTCCCCTGCCCATCGCTTGAAGTAAACCGGCATTTGCGCTTGAGCAAACGCATAGACACGCTCCTGCTGCTCTCTCTGGGAGGAAGTGGCCTTACCAACGTCTCGCAGCCACAGTTTGTCGAACCGCTTGAGCATCGCGTTCAACCAGTGCTCGTCCGGCGGTTTGATGCAGCACCTAGCTTGCTCCAGAATCCAGTGACCGCACTTGCCGTACGCGAAGTAAAACGGCTCGCTGCGTGACCGCCACCCTTCAACCAGTTCCAGCCGCGCTTGCTCTCGACACTGCAAGAATAGTGACAGCAGCGAACTGCTCACGCCATCTTTCCAGAAGTTCCACACGCTCGGTGTCGTTCCGCGAAAAAGATTGCGTGTATTTTTTCGTACCTTTAATCGCATCGTTACCTACAGTCTGTTGTGCCACCATAGACCGATACCCACCGCGTCAACTGCGTGTGATTTAATCGGTATTTGTTTCTCTTTTGGCGACAGAACCTTTTGTATCCTGGCAGCAACGACCGATTTCGGTAGCTGCCCTTTCCACGTATTAACCTCTACGAACTGTGCGGCACAGCCCACCATCTCAACCGCTCTCGCGTACGCACCCACAACTAACGACAGTTTCACCAGAGCACCGCTACGGCCACTCGTGTGCCCACCTACGCTATCCCAGAACGCAGGGAACTCAATCATCGCACGAGAACACCCTTTTGCACATTCGGCTAAAATGGAGGCCTGCTCATGCACTGCTTCCCAAAATTCATTCGGACCGACGCCGTGGTTCGGTGCACTAATCGTATGAGCCTCTTGAAGCGTACCGTCATGCCACCGAGACCAACCGAAATCGATACCGGGATCTACCGCAATACGGTACTCTTTGACTTTCTTGAATCTCACGCGGCACCTCGCTTCAACTCATCAATGGCCCTGAACAGCAAACTGCGACCGCGCTTGCGCTTGAGGCTCAACAGTTTGTAGATGCGATCGTCCACCGTACCGTCTGCTAGGATAGGTATCACCAGGTTAGTTGAACGCTTTCCTGGGTAGGTGATGCGGTCCAAGCTTTGTGCCCAGGTATTCGGATTGACCGGAAGGGAGAAGTAGATAGCGACACTGCTACAGCTAAGATTCCATCCGTACTGCGCACACGACGACTGACACACGATCACGCGCGCCTTACCTTTAACGAAATCCCGCACTGCGCTGCTGCGGTCCCGGGGTGACACGTCTCCGTGTACACAGCAAAATGGAACGGTGTCGTGTTCCAGTGCACGGCATATTGCTGCGCCCTCGCGACGGAACTCAAACCACACGATCACCTGCTCGTTCTTGAACCGGCCTGTGATCAGTCGGAGTGCCGCACGTAGTTTGCGTCTATGCTGAGGAAACGGTTTCGGCGCACACCCGCCTGCAATACGACGGAGCCAGGTAAACTGTGTCACGTAATATTTTGTAGACGTGTTACCGAGAGCAAAAGTTTTCTTTATCTCGTTGTAGGCGTCCTCGGCTTTTTCTGGGAGTGTGACGTTCAGGGGTTCGAACTTCCGTCGGTTGTCCATGCCCCACGACTCGCGGTCCATGCACACAGCGAGTCTGCGTACTTCACGTGAGATGCGGCTCTCGACACCCGGTTTTGGTTGCCACCCGCCCCACCGCGTAGGCGTGAAGTAGGTCGAGCGAAAAGACCAGTAGGTGCCGCAACCCATGAAGCTACCGAATACAAATCTCATTTGCTCGAACACGTCCAGACTGCTTTGCGGATTCGGCAGTCCGCTGAGACAGGCGCGGTACGGTACGTTCCCCAGGTACCGCTGCACGCACTTGGTTATAGAGGACGTGGGGTTCTTGATCGTAACCGATTCGTCGATGACAACTACGCGCCAAGGGTACATAGCAATCCAAGACGGTTTCACCGGCGCGCGACGACCCGTCCTCTGGAGAGAACCGGACCGGTCGCCGTGGAACAGTGCTTGGAAATTGCAGAGACACCAAGTGCCCGCGAACTTTTCGACGTCGTCTTCGGAAATGTTATCGCGCAAAACCAAGGCAGGATGAGACTCTTGGTGGAGTTCATCCTGCCAGGTGTGCAGCACGCTCAAAGGCGCGACTATCAGTTTCAGACCAGCGACCGTCTCGTATCGTCGGATTGCTACCAGGCTCTTGCCCAGTCGCATCTCCATGAACAACGCCAAGCATTGTTCGTCGCACACGCGCCTGTCTAACAGGGCATGCGCTTGCGGTGGTCGCAGCGTCCGTGCCAAACCAATTTTCGCAACAGCGTCTTACTGCCGTTGCTCTCCGTCCGTGAAAAGGTCGCCGACCGGGCGAGGTCGTCCTGCTGGCCGCAGGGGAAAGAGTTCGCGTCGGTCGGCGGTTCATTGCGACGTGGCTCAGCGTTGAGCACCCATCGCGTTCTGCACGAGGGTAAGTGTCGTCCGGTTAAATTCTCGGAACGTGTAATTCCTTAAAGGCATTTGAACTGTCGGCGCGCACATAAACCGTACCGTTTGTCCGTCCGTGTGCGCATAAAAAAAACGCGACCCCAGCAGCAGGGTCGCGTTGGTTCAGTGAAGCTTGATCAGCGATGTCAGTCAGGCCGACGCTGCAGCCGTTTCCTTTTTGACCTTGGCCTTGACCTTCACCTTGACGCGCTTGGTCGGTGCCTTGGACGCCTTCGCAGACTTGCTGTCGTCCGAGGGCAGTCGCCCGCGTCGGACCTCCACCGGGTTCCCCTTGCTGTCGTACGGAACCGACAGGGTCTTCGGCACGACACCGTCCGTCAAACCGCCACGGTTGTAGTGCGCCCGGAACCCAACGACGCCCGACAGGTCGGTCATCTGCTTTGACTTCGCACCCGGAAACCGGCGCTGCATCTCAGCCAGGATCTGCTCATCGGTGGCCTTGACCTTCTTGTTCTCTTCGAGCAGCTGCTTCCAATTGGCCGACATGCGACCGACCTCGTTCTTCTGAGCGCCCTTCTCTGCAGGCGCCACCTTCGTAAACTTCGACATTTCATTCTCACTTTCCGCGACGTCATCGTCGCAAATAGGGGTATCCGTTTCTCCTGCTTGTCGCAGTCCGACGAAATCCTCGTCGAAATACCCCATGTCTCTCAAGTTCTGGATCCACTGCTCAGACCCCACATACGCTGCGGAGTGTTGCTGCCAGTGTGACCCGCAAAGCTGTTTCTTTGGCAAGTAAACTCTGGGTGAGTACCCCAGCGACGCTTCTTGTCGGCACCCGTCCCAGCTGCATCGGTCTTCGCTACTCATTCGATATCACCGTCCCTCTCGCAGTTAGCACCACCACCTTTCCGTCAACTCGCCCATACCGATTGCTGCGCCATATCGGCAGTGTTCCGCCTTTCAGAGCACCTCGGTTATACGCTGCTCGATACCGTACCACTTTCACCCACGACTCGGTATCCCGTCCAGGAAAAGCGTTCGCTATGCGATCTCGAAGCTGCTCGTCCGTAAGCACCGCATCGAACCGTCCGCTGCGGTAAGCCAGTTCGTTTTCCCGTAGCAGAAACCACCAGTACTCCTTGATCATCATCCCGTCGCTGAACGTCGTGTCTACTAGCTGCCCACGACCCATGTCCCGACCCTCCGTGGTTCGGAACGGCTACGCGGTCCTGCGCGCTCGCCGCACGGGTTTGTACTCCTGTAGTACGCCATACGCGGCTGACCGCGATTCTGGTGTCAGTCCGTGCCGTGCGTCGCCTAGCCGTACGATGTGTTTGGTGGCCAGGTACCGTACGTGGTTCACGGTCGACTTCGTGAACTCCGCGATGAACTGCGCCGACCATCGGCCAGTTCGTACCATCGCGACCGTCAACTCCTCGTTCCATGTCGGGTACTGCACTCTCATTTCGTCGCTCCTTTATTAAGGACGAATAGCCTGCGCTGCACAGCACAGCTACTCGTTGTTAAACGCCTGCACCTTTTTGTGCCAGGTCTCGGCTCTCTTTGCGATATCGATGAAATCGACCCGCTGAGTGCGCCGCTTTCAGGTCTCGTTCGTAGCCGTCCGTCCATCGTTCTGCAAAATACTCACACAACCCCCGACCGGTTCGATGCACGTTGTCCGACATGCCGAACACAGCGCACTGCCGGATGATATCCGCGTACTGCTCCGGGGTTGCAAATGACAGATCCTGAATCCGTTCAGAACTTACAGCCATCACGCTCCAATCTGCGCCGAATGCGATTACAGTATGACCCGGACAGTTCAATACCAACGGACCGTCGCCCCAGTTTTCTGGAGACAACGAGAGTTGTGCCGCTGCCCGCAAAAGGGTCAAGCACCCGATCACACGTATTTGTACACGAAAGCAGTATCCGTGTCAATACGGCCTCGGGCATCTGGCACCCGTGAAACCCATCTCGCTCGCGGTGGGTGCCTGCTACGCGCGGGACAAACCATACGTCGTGTTCACTTCGGGTCGCCGTACTGAAAGCCGGTACTTCTCCAGGGTCCAGAATCCACACGTTGTCCGGTATCCGGCCACCCGGCGCGGCCCGCTTATCCCGGTATTTGCGCTGGCGGGCTGAGGGCACTTTCACCGGATCACCGTTCCACGTCACTTGCTTGCCCGGCTTGACCATGTACAGCAGGTGGGTGTGGGACCGGGCGAACTTGCGGATGCAGTGCACCCCGAACGTGTAGTACCACACGCACCAAGACCGGAGCTCAAACCCTACTGTCTTCGCGGTCACTAGCAACTCGGCCGCGTACTCGTCGCCAATCGCCAACCAAAACGCACCGCCAGGTCGCAACACCCGGAACACCCGCCGCATCCAAATACGCGACCACGCCAGGTACATCTCAGGTGACACCTTGTCGTCGTACTCATCGTACGCGTACCCGATATTGAAAGGCGGGTCTGCGAACACGAGATCGAAACAGTTGTCCTGAAACATCTGCTGTGGACTACCGTACAAAAGCAGCCGACTGTCTCCGTGTACAATACGTGGTCGGTATTTAGTCATCGACCTCCTTTTCGTTGTTCTCATCGAACAGCAGACTCAAGAATTCGTACTCCCTGCAGTCTGCCTCCTCCGTACTCACCTTCAACTCTTCAATTGCCGCCGTCGCGCGTTCAATCAGATACCGCAGCCACGCCACTTTCCCACGCACGGCTTGGTCGTACGTTTTGAAGTACTGCACCTTGTCCGTTTTGTCACCGTACGGATTTGACTTGTCACGCGCACGACCGGTCCGTTTGTGAAAGCTGCCATATGCCATGTCATGTTTTTCTGACACTACCCACGACAGCGGGGTGTGCTCGTCCCAACCGTAAAGTGTACAGTACTGTGGCACGTACTCTTTTTGTTTGCTCATCGCCCGCCTTTACGTTTTGGTGGCATGCGCACCGGTTTCGTCGGCTCGTTGATCAGGGTGTTCGGTACAACACACCCAGCGCTAGCGCCCGCCGATATTAACGCTCGCGCTTGCGTCTGCACCTGGTCAGCGGCAGCCGTCAGTAACCACTGCTGCAACATCTTGGCCAAGGACACGGCATCCCGCTCATCCAACTCATGCCACGGAACACCGAACCGACTTTCATCGGCATCGTCCGAACACGCCATCAGGTACGCGTGATCAGACGTTACCACCACTTCAATCTTGAACTTCAATTGCATATCAATACTCCACGCGGCGAACATTTGAACTCCCCTTCACGGTGCCGCCCTTCATGTCGGGGTAACGAATCCATCCGTCTTTCAACTCCTCCAGAAACATCCGCCACTCTTGCAGTGCAATACGCAGCCTACTTGCACTGAACACGATACGGTACGGCTCACACTGCAACACGTGCTGCGCTAAAACAGTACACCGTACGTACCCAGTTCCGTTCCACCAGGTCGGTTTTTGACCGTGCAACTCGAAGTGCCCGACGTTCAACCCCGGTCGCATTAACGCTTTCGGCGCTGACCACAGTCGGCCACTTTTCTGGAGAGATACGTAGCCGATTAGTTCAGTACTGGGTGGCAGCTTCCGTACTGCACGCACCGCTTCGTCTGACGGGTTTTGCAGTAGCATTACCCCGTTCCTTGAATTACCAGGACGTTGGCGTCCTTGTCGTACTCGTCAATTCGGAAAGCGTCATGCCCACCGGGATGCGATACTATGATCACCGCTGTGTCTGGTACTTCGTGCACACACAGCCAGGTCTTCAATTGTTTTACTGTCATTTATACCTCCACATTTTGCTTACCTGCCAATCTTGCGGTCGCGCCACAGCACCAAACAAGACAGTACGGCAGCTGTAAGCGAACAGCCAAAGGTGACCCAGTCATACCACGTCAACTTTTTACACCTCCTTCACTGAATACTTGCAGGGGTGGAACCCGTGGAACACCATCACCGCCTCAGCACAGTCTTGACAAGTGCACCGCGACAGCAGACACGCCACTTCCGTTCCCGTCGCGATCTCGTAGATGACCCAACGCGCCTTTGGTACTGGCCTGTTAGACACTTTCAGTACCCCTGTCTGGCGGTGCCAGGTCTGCAAAATCTTCACGCGTGTGCAGTTGCTTTTTTTCCTCTGCGTACTCAGCCAAGTAGCGGTCTATGCCAGACCCGTAATCGTACTCCCACTGCCGCAATCCCACAGTACGCACGAACTGGTCGGTCCTGCTTGCGGTCATACCAGCAGGCAGGGCACTGTAGTACCATCGCGACATGCCGTTAGCTATCGCTGCTCGCACCTGTCCCAGCATAACGTTCTCAGCCCAACAGTGTACGCGCGACCGGCCGAATCGATTGCCAATAATCCGGCGCAGCGGCATAACCTCAGACCACCAGGCGTCTTCACCGGTACGTTGCCAGGTGTCAAGGTAAATCGTATCGAACCGATCGCACCGTTTCAGGTACTCGTAAATATCGGCCTTCACGATTTTAATCGGCAGCGACCGCAACGACGGAACACCCGCCGCTAAATCGCCCTCGTCCAGATTCGCGAGGTCGATCACGTCTTGGCAAATCTCTACTACTGTGACCGACTCCACACGCTCGCGCATTGCAACAATTTTCGCCATGATACCCAAACCCAGCCCACCGATCAGCACACGACCCGCTGGCGGTAAAACGTGTGCTGCTTCTACCATCTGGTTCAGTTCACATGGCCGGTCCGACATCCATACACCACTTGGTCCCGACAGCGTATGAATGCGCAGTGGACGGGTCAGGGTTGCGTACACCATACGCTTGCCTGTCATGAACGACTCGCGTCGGTCTACGATCGGTTCTTGACCAGTAATCTCCACGTGATCTATTCTACGGTCGCCCACCGTCGCTTCCGGTATATTGATCGGTGATCGGTACAACCGGTCAGTGTACTTTCGTTTGCTGCCCAGCGACGGTGGTGAATATCGACTGCTTACCTGTTTTGGCACGTATCACTCCTTTACCAAGCTTGCTCGTCTGGAATAGGTTCCGGTCGTATTGCCCACGCGTGACGCCCCACGTGCGACAACCCAGCACGGAACCGCAAACGGTCAAACTGGCTGCGCGTAATCATACCCGCCAGCTGACCGTCTGCGTTCCGTATCTCTGGGAAGAAACGACCGTCACCGCACTGAATGTACCCGCCGTCCTCTAGGACCGCGATTACTTTCACGGTTTTCATAGGTCAGTTCCGTGTAGCTGCCGCGACCACCAGATCGCCCGACCGCGTCAAGAGCTCGAGCGCTCGCGAGCGCTGACCGAACTGCGTGCCACCCATGGCGTTCTGGTACAGGTGCTCTTCGTTCTCGTCGCGTCCGTCCGACACGCGAGAGATTGACCGGTATTGCCAATACTCGGCGACGGCATTCCATAGAGCGTACTCGGTGGGCTTTCCATTCAGCCGCATGCCCGGTCCTGTCGCGTTCGCCTGGTCGCCATTCAACAGCTTCTTGATCTGGTCGCGCTTGGTCTCGGCTTTGCCTGCCTTGCGACCCTCGCCCTTAGGATCGGGATACAAGGCCTTCAGGTACGCTTCCGTGAACCGGTCGTCGATAGCCCGACGAGCCATCGAGTTGAACAGTGTCGTGAAAGCGTTGAACCCGGCGCTGGCCTCGCGTGCGGCACGAACTGCCGTCTCGATACGCTCCTTTGCTGAGGACGTGTGCCGAATTGTAACCTGGTTGCCGCGCTCCGCCAGAGCAGCACTGAGCGTATTCCAACAGACCACCCGGGTGGGCGTCACAGCAACCGTGATCGGACGCGAACCGTCGTGTGCGCTGAACATCAGTATGTATCGTCGCACAGCGTCGCCCTCGATACTGATGTCCTCAGGGTACCGTGCCAACAGCCAGACCAGTCGGCCATTCCGCAAGGTACCCGCCGATTCGTACGACGCGCCAGTCTCGCCCACGACACGGTCACAGATTTCGCACAGCTCCTCGTTTTGCACTACTTCGTACCCCTTGCGAACACCGATCGACGACAGCAGTGCGGCGCGGTTCGGCATCTTCAGGTCCGACCGGACATTGAACAGCCCATCAGTCCGAATGAACTTGAAACCCGGCGGCACCTCGCTGCTGTCCGCTGCTGGCTGCCAGACGCGACCGGTCTTCGGGTCGAACGCTACGAGACCCGGTGTCTGCAACACTTGATACGCGCCGACCGTCGTATCGCGCAGTACGTCGGCGGTCTTCATCATACGGTCAAACACCTTGCCCAAACCGTGCCATGCCGGCTTATACGAGTACCCAACCTTGTCGTGTGACTTGATTTCGTGTGACATAACCGTCTCCCTTTTACGTTCTGCACCCACCCCTACTCACTGGGGTGTAATAGCCTGAGCTGGGCCTTGCACCCAGCTGGCAGCTTGTTCAGGCGTGAGCGACGTCAGATCATTTCACCCTCCGGATCGCTTTGATCATTGCCACGATTTGGTCCTCTGTCAGTTTTTCGTATACTTTATCCCGGTCGTCGTCTGTCATGACGAATTTCGACGTCAGCTTCAGAACCTTCGCTGTTCGATACGGCGTGCCACCATTGCACACTGCGATGACCTGGCCGACCTCGAACGCACGAGACTGCTCTGTTGTTGTCACTGTCACCGGTCCTACACTTGTAGAGAACGCACGAGCCTCGTCCACGATTCTTCCAATTCGGTTCATTCGCCGTCTCCTGAAATTGAGTCAACCACCCGACACAGCAGATCGTGCGCTGCGCGGTAATTACCGTCGACAAAGTTTCGCTGCGCACGAGAGATCGCGCAGCTCACCCAACCTTCTGCGCGGTAGCCAGCGCGCTCGCCCGAGCGCACCAAGCGCTCAAAGGCTTCGCTCAGAGCACCCCGACACCCTGGGGGTGTCCCGTCGTTCTGGTTCGCAGCCGTCTGCAACATATCGGCCAGGTCGTGAACCTGTCCCGTAAAAAGCCACCGACGTCCTTCACGAGGCCATTGCATCACGCACCGTCCTTACGCAGGACGTCCGGCCGCGTCTTCTGGAATGACTCACAAACCGATTTGATCATCTCGTCCATACGGACACCGGGGTTGGTTTCCCGAACCACGTGTGCCATTTCGTTGCCTACCGCGATCAACAGTGCGGCGAAATACGGTATACCGTCCACATGCTTGTTAAAGTCTCGTTGCAGGTCCCAGCGGTTCTCTTCAGCAATGAGCTGCAACCAACCTTCGAATTTGTGCAGCGACGGCAAACAGTCATACTGATATTGGGTCGCTGTTCCCCAGCATCGGCCAGCCCAACCCAGCTGTTGCATCCGACGTGTCCGATCAGCCGCGCTCATAGTTTCGTATTCCACGGTACTGCTGGCAAGCGATGCTCGCAGCAACGCAAAAAACCCGGCCTCGGTCTTGCACCGGGGCTATTTCCCCAACCGGGTTCAATAGCGGTCAGTGTCAGCCTGACACCAACCCACTACAGAATTATGCGCGACCCCGGAAGAAAAAGCAATACCTTTTTCAAGAATCTCGGATTTTTTTCAAAAACGTGACTCGCGTAATCAAAACATCACGTTTTAGGACCCAAAAATCTTTACCGCCGGGTCGGTTTCAGGCCTGTCCGGGGTCGCCGGGTCGCCCAATTCTGGGAAAGACCGGGCCACGGCCTGGGCCAGTAGGGCGCAGGCACGGTCGAATTCGTGTCGGCGGTGTCGTTGGTTACACGGCAGCACCGCAACGATCACGGTGGGACTGACAACTAGCGAAGTGTTTGGAAATGCGTGGTCGTTAAAGTGCTGATTACAGAACTTGGCCAAGCGTCTCACTTGGTTTGGTGAAACATTGACGTTGAGAACCTGTTGCACGTGCTGATATGGCATGCTGCATCCCGTCCATGTCTGCGCGCAAGAACGACAGGGCGGTCACATTGCCGCTTTAGGACAGCCCGAGGGTAGGTCGCCTAAAGGACCGCCCTGTCGGTGGGTGCGCTGTTCAGTTTTAGTGTCCCGTATACCCTCGGGCACTTCCTTGAATTCTCGTCGAGGACGGACGGCTTGGCAACACCCCGGTTTTCCCACCGCGCTTTACCCCCCTTATAGAGCGTCAACCATTTCGTTGAACTTCCCCTTATACCCCTTCCCCAACTCGGGTAAAGTTAGGTTAGCTGAGCGCTTAGCTTAGCGCTTAGCGCA